ATGCTCTATTACTAATACTAACAAATGTCGACATGCTTACCTCAAAAGAAAAGGGGAGCCGAAGCTCCCCTAATCAATTACGAGACGGTGTAGTGAATGGTAAAACTCATATCACCGGCAGTACCGCCAGCCGCCTGCATGGTGGCTGCAACGTAGTAGTAGCCGCCCGGATCAGTAGAATCACCGGCCAACTCAAACATTTTTTGAGCCGCAGTATTAATGTTTGCAGCTTCAAAGCGGACGTCTGCCATAGCACCTGCATCAGCAACCGCTGAAGCAAAAACGTCCTCATCTTTAACAACACCGGCATCAGTGTAGATGCCAACATTGAAAGTGCAGCTACCGCCCAACGTGTCAGACCCAACAAAGATATGCGGGATTACAGCGTTTGACGGAATTGGAGCCAGCATAACAATGTCATTGTCATCACTGTCTCCAGCCGCGAGAGCGATTGTTCCCTGTGCTACACGCATCACGCCATGCAGCAAGGCAACATCGTTCATTACAGGTGGTGTAGCTTCAAAATTGCTAACCAGCGTGGAGTTTTTAGTACCCATTTTCTAAGCCCTCCTAGCTCGGATCACATTCAATGAAACCAACAAGCTCTTCCTGCATTCGCGTAGCGCCGATAGTCATGCTTGCAAAAACTTGCTGGGCATAATTTTTATCGTCACGTTCGCTTATGCGGACAGTCGGCTCTGAACCAACAGCAAGGCAGATGCCCGGCTTGGCATAGAACAGAACTTTGTGGTCACTGTTTGCGTCAACACCTATGCGTTGAGTTCGTATAAAGGAGAAACCTAAAAAAGTATCTACCTCACCTTGAACTAACGCTTTAACGGTATTGAAGTCAGATGATGTTACAGATGTCTCGCCCAACAGGTTTTTAAGCTGTTTGGCATTGACGATGCAGTAACGCTCGATTTCGGGGTCAATGTCCGAAGCGTCAAGGATTTCCTTGGCGGCGCGGAGCTTTGCCACGTTGAGGCCAACGTCAGCCGAACTGCCGCCGACTTGTACGTCGACAACATTGTTCGTATCAAACGCCGTAGACGTTGAACCATCGACACCCGTGAAAGAAGCGCTATCAGCGGCTGTGATAATTTCATCATCCATTGCACGACCCAGAGCAAAAGCTGCGTTCTCAGCATACGGCCCTGCTGGGTCGATGAGAGAACGAATTTTATCCTCTGAATCAATAAGGTCAGCCCAATCGTAGTCGACTAGACTTACCCGGCGTCTGGCATGTGGAACATCCAGACGAGGCGTATCAGAATGGCGGCTGGTACGTTTCGAAGCGGTTGTCGAACCCAATTGCTCAAAGAACGCGTTCTTGCCGGTAACCGTTTCAAGACGGACCGTGTCACGTAAACGCGAACCTTTTTGCTGAACAAGATGTTCGACATTGCCCCGATACTGTTCCACGAACGCCGTAGTAATTTGCACGCTCATGTGCATTCTCCTATCGGTTAAGTTTCACAAGGGGTTTGGCAACGTGTTATCGGTAATCCGGCACGTCTGTGGTCGCCGTCTTTCCGGCGCGTCTTTGCGGGGGCGAGTGCCTTATCCGCTACGCTGCATCCGCTGGATGAGCAATCTCGTATAATTGAGTTAGGCGGTCGTTAAGAACGCGGTGTTCTGGATCGCCTTTATTGGTTAAGCCAGAATGGCTGCGGATGCGGGCAATTTCTGCACGGGCGTTTTCCGGCGTCATGCTAAATGACCCGGCTTCCTCCGTGTCTTTAAACTGTCTACTGGTGCTAAGTTCCGCACCAATTTTTGCAAACGCCCGAATCATGTCAGGATGATTTCCCAATCCGGTATCGTTTAGCATACTTGATAGATTGTCAGAACCAAAAGCGCGAACGGCGCGACGAGCCATACCAACCTTCTCGTCGTATGCCGTGCCGTACTCCTTCTTTATTTCATGGCCCCAATCTTCAAACTGACGCTGCTGATCCAGCACTGAATTTGACTGGCCGTCCATCATTCGCTGAACGTAAGCGTCGTGCAGCCGCTGCGCCATTGACGCTGGCACTTTTGCTGCGTGCGCTTCTTGGCGAAACCAATCTGACAGATCAGATGAATATTCTTCATACCCCTGCGGTACGCTTAACTCATATCCATCTGCCGTTTCTGGCGTCCCNAGTTTTGACCAGCCTTCCCACTCCGCAACATCGTCGCCTTCGTTTGGCAAAGCGACGCGGTCCTGACCAATCTGCTTTTCTAAATTAACATATGATTTCAGTACGTCGTCTGAATTTTTCCAACCTTTATTGTCAGCAAACAATTTGTATTCGTCACTAACCCACTCTGACGTTGTTAACTCTGACGTTGCTGAAACGCTTTCTTCAACGTTACCCTGTTCTTCAACAGGGTTACCCGCAAGTACGGACCCTTCCTCACTCATCGATAACTCCTATTCCAATTTTCATTACTTGATCGTCGTCCAAAGAAAGGAACGAAATAATGCGACGCACCATGTCGCGCGTTCCCTCCAAATGCTGAACTTCTTCTGGACTGCGGACGCCCGTTACCGTGAACAATCCGCTTGCCTTCATCATGTCGCGCAGAACAACTTGACCTTCTGGCGTTGCCATAAACACATGTCGGTATGCCTCGACTAACTGGCGCTGTGTTGTCAACGCTGTGCTGCCTGACTAATTTGCGAAACCTTTAATGCTGCGTCTGCCGCTTGTGGCGCAGCGTCCAACATCTGTTGCATCTGCTGCTGTTGCGCCCGCGCTTGGCGTTGCGCCTCAATGTCTTGAGGACTTTTTAATATGCGTTGCGGTACACCATTCACATCCGACAGCACCCGCGTAATCTCATCAAAGTCAAAGTTATCCATGACGCTTGGGTCAACCGCAGCAATTGGCTGCACCATCTCCAACGTCCGCAATATGCCCACGCCTTCTTCACTCTTCATTGCGCGCGATAACGGACTAACGTACTCAATCTTATACTCCGCGTCCTGCAACGCTTCCGGCACGGGTGGCAGCAAACCTTGATCTGCCAATATTGCCACTTCCCTTTCAATCAATGGCCCAAGCATTTCTGATTGCTGGCGACCGACCGTAGGCGCTAACAATGCCCCCTTTTCCTGGGCGCGCTGTAACACTTCTGTCGCCGTCATTTGTGGACTGTCGACAAGTATCTGGAACAGCGTAACAAGGAACGCGTCGTTAATAGTGCGACGCCGACGCTCCATCATATCCTCACCAATGTCAGGGCGACCGCCTGTATTTAACGCCTGGATTGGCGGCTGCTGCCGACCATCTAGCCGCGCAAACGTTGCACCGCCTGCACGCGTGTTAACCGGCAAGATAACGCCGTCATCTGCAATCAACAGGGGCGGGTCGACAACTTTCTCGCCTGCGCGGATCGTGACGCGTGACATCTGGTTTAACATCTTAATGTCAGGCAAAACCAGCATTGCTGGCGAACGCCCGTACACTTCGCGCGATGTCGTAACATAGCGGCTGATAATGTAAGGGAAATTGTTAAAGCCGCCCTCTTCAATTAGCGACTTGGTTCTTACCTCATAATAACCGCTGCCAAATTGTAAATTAGCGCGGGTACGCCTAGACGGGTCACGGTCGCTGCGGGGGGCAACAACATGAATTAACTCAACGCGCTCGTCTGGATTATCGTCTGCCTTGTCGCGCAATTCTTTTGAAAAGCTGCCGTCAGGGAACATCAACATTGCTTGGCGTGCGGTGCAATTCATCCGACGATACACGGTATCAATAATGCCGTGTTCGTTTTCGGCAATAAACAAATCGGCCAAATGCACAGAGCGATAACGGAAACCTTCGGTTGCCATCTCGTCTATGTAAACGCCGCCCGTGCCAAATGCCCCCAGCGACATATAGCTTTCATGCATTTGCGAAGAAAAGTTACTGCGAGGGGCGTAGCGATAATGGAAAAGAATATTTTCAACAGCGTCAAAGTAACCAGCCACCTCTGGCACTTGGTTCAAGTCCATGTCGCTCGCTCTGAGCGTGTGCCACTTTGCGCCGCGCGGCGTTAGCAAACTTTCTACGGCAGCGGCAAAACGCTCCAATGCAAGCCCGCTGGTGGCATCGAATACTTTCTGGGTTCTTTTGTCGCCAGCCGTCCGGTCGCCAGTAAATTCCGCTGACCGGGGTAACACTCGTTCCGCTATCTCGTCCCAATGCGATTCCCATGTGCCGCGAGTATTCTTCATCCGATGATATCGTTTGAAGATCGCGTCCGTATCTTTAAAGTTCATTAAACCCCCAGCATTGTCGTGCGCCGCAGCGCCTCGACATCTGTATTACGTGGGACACCTTGCATTACCGTTCGCCCTTGATACGTGCCGCCGCCTGACGCTGACATGGCAGAGCGTTGTGCTTGGTCAAGGCGTGAGCCTAAAGACGAGCGGGGCAGCTTCTTACCGTCGCTTTGCGTCATTCCAAACTGCTTGTATGCTTCGGGCGTACACATCTACTTTTTTTTCTTGTTAAGTTTTTTGTTCATCTTTTTTGGTGGACGGCCAACCTTGCTGCCGTAAGTACCCTTACCCTTTGGCATCTCTATCTCCGCTTTTTTGCTGTCTTAGCTGATTGTTGAAACGCTTTCGCCGTGGGAGCGCCCTTGCTTCCAGGCTTTCTCATCCGCTCGCTGGACCCTGCTTTGATCCGTTTGCGTTTGGCGTGAAGGTTTGCGTAAAGACCGGGACGTTTTGCCATTACTGACCCAGCAATGTTTTCTGCCCGACGTTTGCTTCTTCCGTCGCACCCTGCCCACCAGTCAACAACGTTGACGCACGGCCACGCGCTGCGCGACGCCGACGCCGCGCTGCTTCCGCTGCCGCGTTTACTTCTGGATCATCGCGAGTTGGTGGTGGCGGTGGCGGTGGTGGCGGAGGCGGGGGCGGCGGGGGGCTTGGTGGACTTGAAGCTATACACATATTTAATCCTCGTAAAACGATCTGCGCCAAGCGAAGAGAAGATATGTCTCACGCTGCGGCCCATACTCTTTAAACTCTGCTTCTTGACGCGCGCCCAAGGTTTGCAACCAACGATGCGCCCATTTGTAATCTGCGTGCGAACGACACTCGGCGCGGTTCGCGCCAGCGTCGTATATGACTGGGATCATTTGTTTCCTAATGTGTCGCGTTACAGACAGCGCCACCTTTGGCCACTTGTCCGTTGCAAACATAAATACTTGCCATAACGTTGGCGTTACCTCTGACGCGCCTAAGATTGCTACCGGCTCCCCGTCGCACAACGCTGCACGACCGTAATGACTCGACGCCGCAATAAGCGCCAAATCCTCCGCACCGCCGCGTATAAGCGGCATGATCTCCTTGGCGTCCCATTTCCGAAGCCTTCGCGCGACAAAAGCAGCGTCAGCATATGTTAATGGCTCAAGCGAAACTGTCGGCATAGTCAGTCATAATAACCGGACGCCCGTCGCCCATACGTTGCGTGCGGGACATTATCTTAATGCTGTTGTCCTCATCCACATCGCGCAAGCCAATTGCCAGATATCTGAAACTATCTGCCGAGTGACTGCTGTGATCATGGTTAGGACGATCCCGCCAATCATTCTTACGCGCATCCCATGCCCGGTGATACGCACGTAAATACTTTAGTCCTTGGGCGCAGCGCTTGCGGTCAAACCAGCAGCGGGGCAATAAAGACCGCACCGCTTCGATGCCGTCCTGCACCTTCAATTTAGCAACGACCGTTGGGCGCACGCCCAAGCCTAGCAACATCTCATACCTGCTGCTGCCGCTGCCCAACTCCCGCACCATAACGTCGTGGGGGAATAGAAACTTGTCGTAGTGATAAGGGCGGTTATTCAACTCCCTGACGTAGTGATGCAGCCCTTCTCCGCTGGCTTCATAGTAGTCGATGAGCCTGACTTCGCCCGTTCTTTGATATTCCTGGGTAAACCAGATTGCTGTGCTATCTGCAACGCCTAAGTCGAAGCTCACCGACACCTTGAGGTTGGGATCAAACGGAACACTCGTTACTCTGTTGTCGGTTTCCGCTAAATCTAACGCCGCACCGTAGTAGCTGCCGACTAATGCCGCTGACCAACTGCATTCAAATTCCTGTTGGAACTGGCTTTCATCCATTGTCTGACGCGCTGCTTCCAACTCGCCATCCTGCAAAATGCCCGTCTCCGATGCTTTAAAGCGCATCGTAAACCAATCTTCGTTGCCGTCCCCCTGTTGCTCCAAGGCGTAGTCGTAAATCTCCTTAAACTGATTGTCGCCGCGAGGCGTTCCAATCCAGAGGCACTTGCCTAACCTGTCCGCAAGGGCAGGGCGGATCACCTCCGGATAAAGGCGACTGTTCATATCCGCATATTCATCAAGCACGACGCTGTCGAGGAACAAACCCCGAAGACTATCTGCGGAATCTCCTCCTAATAAATATATACGGCGGTCATCCGGCAGGTCGCAGCGAAGCTCCGCTTCGTTAAAATTAACCCCCGGTATGACGCCTGCGTACTCACGAAGGTACGCCCATGCTATTCGTTTTGCTGCCGTATAAGTCGGCGCGATGTACGCCCCCTGTGCGCGTGGATGGGGGCAAAGAAGGATATCGCGAAGCAGATGGTTAATCGCCATCACGGTTTTGCCAAAACGCCTGTGGCAGACCGCAACGTTAAAGCGCTTGGACCCTTCGTGGAATCCTAATTGTAACGGACGAGGAGTGTACGGAATTGTAATATTCTGTACGGTTCTCGGTGATGCTTTTGCCATAGTACCTCTGGGAACGGGGCAGCGCAGAGAGAGGTCTACACTACCCCGCCGCTCGGCGGGAGTGCGGGGACCACCAAGCTAACTTTTAAAAAACTCGTCGCAGTCAGCCCCAGCATGGGACCATAAAATTTTTTTTTTGTTGCTTTGGGGGCACCCCTGGTCGACCACCCCCCCCTCCCGTCCTTACAATCGTCGTCGAAATTGTCCAGTTAGGTCGGGAACCTGACGGAAAGCCTGTCTTTTCAATTAGTTACGGCCGACGCTCGCAATATTTCTTGCGGATCATTCGGCGGCGGGCAGTGCGGCGCGGTTGTCGTCGTTAATTATTCGCGCGCGAACGTCCACTTTGTCGCTCGATAAAACGTTGGCAACGCCCTCAATGGTGTTCCAACCCACAACCATCGGCCCGTCAATTTTGACTTCGGCACGCGTTGCCGGTTGAAAGATTGCCAAGCGCTTCTCGGCAAGCCATTCGGCGTGGCGCAATAATTCCTTGTGCTTAAGTATTTCGTCGCGTCCTTCCGCCGTTTCCATTGCGCGGCGTGCGTCATCTAAAAACGCCATGATACCGTTGCAAGCGGCTTGCTCGTATTCCGC